TACGACGAAGCGGCTGAATTCCTTCAAGTCGAAAGGACAACCGTCTATCGACAAAGAGAAATCGCCCTGAACAGGCTTTTCGCCAGGGCCGAACGGTCAAAAGCCTTCCGCGAATAAAAATTTATGCAACTATGTGCAACTGTTTGCAACTACTTGCAACTATACGCAACTGTCAATAGGAAAAATATATGGTATAACATCATTGTGGACTTGCGCGTCCACCCTCCTATTGATATAGGGTACAGGAAGACGTTCCTTCGGGAGCGTCTTTTTTGTACCCGAATTCAGAGGAAATACCGAAAATCAGAAAGGAAGGTGTGAATCATGGCAAAGCTGACGCCGAAACAAGCCCGTTTCTGTGAAGAATATCTGGTCGACCTGAACGCGACACAGGCCGCGATCCGCGCCGGATATTCTGTGGAATCGGCCGGAAGTATCGGAAGTGAAAACCTGACGAAACCTGAAATTCGCGCGCGCATAGAAACCGCAATGGCCGAAAGGTCCAAAAGAACCGGAATCAATGCTGACCGCGTTCTTCGTGAACTGGGACGAATCGCCTTTGTGAACCCGAAGGACGTCCTTGACTTACAGACTGCGGAAGTAAAACCCGACACCAGCGACGACGATCTGGCGGCTATCGCCGGAATGAAAGTCAAATATGTCCCACATAAGGACTTCGACGAAAACGGCGATCCTGTCATTGAACAGGCGATCGAACGCGAAGTCAAGCTGTGCGACAAGCTGAAAGCACTTGAACTTTGCGGCCGTCACCTGGGAATGTTCAAAGACAATCCCGAAGCAAATGTCCCTGTAACGGTGGTGATCAATTATGACTACGGCGGCGAAGATTGAATTCAAGGCGGCGGCACAGTTTAACCCTGTCTTCCGCCCTGTCAACGAATGGCGCGGCCGATATAGGATTCTGAAAGGTTCAGCCGGTTCCGGAAAGTCTGTGAATATCGCCCAGGACTATATCGCGAAACTGTCCGATCCGGCCTACACCGGCGCGAACCTTCTTGTCGTGCGTAAGATTGAAGAAACGAACCGCGACAGTACCTTCGCCGAATTACAGGCGGCAATATACAGAATGTTCGGTCCCTATGCTGACCGCTTCTGGAAAGTGAATCTGAATCCGCTTGCGCTGGAATGTAAGATCACCGGAAACAGAATCATTTTTCGCGGTGTCAAGGATCAGCGACAGCGTGAAAAGGTGAAGTCAATCACCTTCAAGAACGGAAAACTGGTCTGGATATGGTGTGAAGAAGCGACAGAACTTCTTTCCGAAGACGTTGACATTCTGGACGACCGTCTTCGTGGTAATCTGAACGAACTGAATCCGAATCTGTACTACCAGATAACAATGACGTTCAACCCAGTCAGCGCGACGCACTGGATCAAAGGGCGGTACTTCGACAAGGCCGATCCCGACGTCCTGGCCCACCATTCAACATATAAGACAAACCGATTCATAGACCCAGCCTATTTTCGCCGTATGGAGCGACGCAAGGAAGAAGACCCCGAAGGTTATCGCGTCTATGGCCTGGGTGAATGGGGCGAACTGGGCGGCCTTATCCTGACGAACTTCGAAGTCCACGACTTCAAGACCGGAAAAGACAACTTCGACGCCTTCTATTATGGCCAGGACTTCGGCTATAACCACGCGGACGCCATTCTGGGCGTCGGCTGGAAAGACGGCGAAGTGTATATCTGTTCCGAAATCTATGTCTTTGAAAAGGACACCGAAGAAATTATCAGTCTGGCCAAACAGAACAAAGTTGACCAACGTGTCGAAATGTTCTGCGATTCCGCTGAACCGGACAGGATCAAGACCTGGTCAAAGGCTGGCTTCCGCGCCTACCCTGTGAAGAAAGAGCCTGGAAGCGTGAAAGCACAAATCGACTGGCTGAAAGGCCGGAAAATCCACATTCACCCGTCATGCGTGAATGTACTGAAAGAAGTCCAACAATGGAAATGGAAAAAGGACCCGACGTCCGGTCTTTACATAGACGAACCGGTCGAATTTATGGACGACGCCATGGCCGCCCTTCGCTATTCGGTCGAACGTCTTCGTCGTGGTTCTTCTATCGAAGTATTGAAGTGAGGTGAAAAAAATGGCCGAATTATCTGTTATGGGCCGGATCAATATGATTCTGTCCGACCCCGAAAAAGCTACAATGACGCTGGCCCAGATCGTCAGCGAAGAAATACGCGAATTCAAGGCGTCCCCTGAATACGCGATCATGCTTGAAGCTGAATCCTATTACAGGAACCGAAGCGACGTCCAGCGAAAGACGGTTGACGTTGCGAACCGTTCAAACACGAAGATCGAACACCCGATCTTGAAGAAACTTGTCGACCAGAAAGCGAACTACCTTCTGTCGAAGCCCTGGACGGTCGACACCAAAAACAGCGCATACGGCGAAGCCTTGACGAAAGTCTTCGACCAGACCTTCCGTCGGAAGATCAAATCCCTGGGAAAAGGCGCGATCAAGTCCGGTATTGCCTGGATTCAGCCCTATTTCAGGGACGGGAAACTGGCATTTATGCGTATTCCTTCGACCGAACTTGTCCCTTTGTGGCGCGACGCTGAACGAACGGAACTGGACGCCTTTATTCGATTTTATGACCAGGTCATTTATATCGGAACCAGGAAACACATAATCACACACGCCGAATTCTGGTGGCCTGGTGGTGTGAAATGGTTCAAGACGGACGCCTTCGCCGGAACCGGCGCCGGAAACTTCTATGTCGACAAAGAACACGGCGACGAAGCGTCTGACTATACGGAACCACACTTCGTCGTTGACAATAAGCCGTACAACTGGGAAGAGTGTCCGATCGCCTGGCTGAAATACAACGAAGAAGAACTTCCCCTTTGCTATTATATTAAGGACCTGATCGACGACATCAACTGGCAGACGTCCGTCACGTCCGACGTTCTTCGCGACGTGGCGAAGTTTATCTATATTCTTCGTAACTATGGTGGACAAGACCTGGCCGAATTCTTGAAAGACCTGAAAGAACACATGGCGATCAAGGTCACGTCTGACGGTGGCGTGGATAAATTACAGGCCGATCTAAATATCGACGCTGTCATGGCCTTCCTGGACAAACAGCGCCGCGATCTGTTCGACTTTGCGGCCGCTGTCGATACAAAGGACCCTGACCTGGGGAACGCCAGCGGAACGGCGATCAATTTCCGTTATATGGACCTTGACGCTGACTGTGATTCCCTGGGAACAGAACTGAAAGACACATTCCGTCGTCTGAAACTGTTTATTGACGTTTACTTCCAGATCACCGGCCAGGGCGACTTCACAAACGAAGAATTCGATATTGTCTTCAATATGGACCTTCCGGTCAACGAAACAGACATTATCAACAACGCCGTGAACAGCAACGGTCTTCTGTCGAAACGAACGATCCTTCAAAATCACCCGTGGGTCGCAGACGTCGACGAAGAACTGGCCAGAATCGACGAAGAAAAGAAAGCCGCTATGGAAGAATACGGCGACGGCCTTTTCAATCACGCTATGGGCGCCGACGACAGCCAGGAAGGCGGCGACAGCGCCGGCCTGAATGGTGGTGACGGCAATGACGAATAATGAAGCATACTGGACAGAAAGAGCCTTGAAACGCGCCGAAGAAGCCTACCTTCACGACGCGGCATTGACGGCGAAGCTGTTCCAGGAATACGAATCCGCCGCGAAGGCTATCAAGCGCGAAATCAGCGCCTTCTATTCGAAGTACGCTGGCAAGTATGGCCTTACATACGATCAGGCCGTCCGTCTTCTGAACCGGAAGGAATTCCAGGAATGGAAAGCAAGTCTGGCGGAATATGTGGACTATATCGCTACGATCCAGGACCCGAAGGTCAAGGCGCTTCTGACGGCACAACTGGACGCCCTGTCAGCGAACAGTTCTATTTCCCGACTGGAAGCCCTTCAAGGTCAAATCGACCTGATCCTGAATGACCTGTTTGACAAAGGTGTCGCACAAATGAAGAACCAGTTCGGCGACGACTTCGTCGAAGGTTATTACAAGAAATGTTATGACCTTCAATCCAGGGCCGGATTCTTCAACGAGATCGCAAAGATCGACTATGCGGCCATTGAAAACGTCGTTTCTTATCCCTGGTCCGGCGCCATGTTTTCCGATCGCCTATGGCAGAACAAACAGGCGCTTCTTTTCAACACCAGGGAAGTTCTGACCCAGGGACTTATCCAGGGAAAAAGCGTGAACGTCATGTCTTCCGCCCTGGCGGCCAGAATGGGCCAGTCCTACAAGAACGCCGAACGCCTGGTCAGGACAGAAACCGCGCATATTCACGCGGAATCAGATCGGGCCGCATACAAAGAAGCCGGCATCGAACAATATGAATTCATGGCGACGCTGGAAGTCCGAACCTGTGACGTCTGCGGAAGCCTGTACGGGAAACACTTCAAAGTCAGCGAAGCGAAAGCCGGTGTCAATTATCCGCCGATACACCCGAATTGTCGGTGTACTACGGTAGAATATGATCCAGACGACGCCCTGGACTGGTACAATTCCGGTCAACCTATGCCGAAAACCAAGACTTACGAAGAATGGTACGACGAACAGGTGGCCAGGAACGGCCAGGGATCGGTTGAGGTCGAACGACAAAAGGTGTATAATAGAAAAGCAGACCTGGAACAGTTCGAAGCCTATTCCGAACGCCTGGGCGCTGACGCACCTTCTGACGTCGACACCTTCCAGCGCTTGAAATATAGCAAGCCTGACGAATGGTCCGATCTGAAAGGTCTTTATTCGTACAAAGGGCGCGTTCCGGAAGCGACGAAAGCCGACTTCCAGACGTACAAGAAGATCAAAGCTACCGGCATATATGGAACCGTCAGAGTTCCGGCCGCAAAGATTGATACTTCTGCCCTGACGCTTGACGTCGCACATATAAACGAACGCCGCCACGGCGTCACCCAGGAAGAAGCCGTTTCCTACATCAAGAACGCGGCGTTTTCCCTGAAAAGGCGTCACTGGACCGGCGAAACCTTCCTGAACTACTATTCAGAAGAAGGCGCTTCGTATGTGCGGACCAGTGACAACGTGATCCGGACTTCCTTCAAGAAGGACGAATTCGACAAAAAGACAAAATCCGCTATGGAGGTTTTGAAGAATGGAAAATAAAACTGTTTTCTGTCCTGTCCTTCAAAGACAGGTCAACGGCGACGACTGTTTCGATATTTCAATGGTCGCCGAAAAGACAACCCCCGACAGGTTCCTTCCGAAGGACTTGAAGCCGGAAGACTTCACAGACGACAAGAAGGAAATCTGTTTGAAATGCAAATATCACCCTGAATAAACGTCGATCGGATATTCCGACCGGCGTTTTCTTATGCGTTGAATCAGACATCACTCTTTCGGTGGTGTCTTTTTCATATACAAAAACAGCCGCACCCGTCCGGCGACCAGGCGGAACCGCAAAGCGTGTGGAAGTCACGATAAACACAGCGGAAAAGAAAGGAGCGATCACACATGATCATTGAAGGAATCAAAAATCTTCTGGGCGAAGACCTGACGAAACAGGTCGAAACAGCGCTGAAAGGAAAAGGCAAAGACGGAAAGGACGTCGATCTTGTTATCGGAAACGACGGAAGTTTCGTTCCGGCCGAAAAGTACAACGGCGCCAACAGCGGCAAGACCAGCGCGGAAAACGCATTGAAAGCCGCCGCCGAAGCGTTGAAGGCAATCGGCGGAAGTGGCGATCCGGCCAAGATCGCCGAAGACGTGAAGACGGCCCAGACCACAATCACAACCCTTCAAACCAACCATGACGCCGAAATCAAGAAGATCAGCAAGAACGCCGCCCTTCGAATGGCCCTGAATGGGAAAGTTCATGACCCTTCGGACATTATCGGCCTTCTGGACCTTGAGAAAATCGACGTCGACGACGCCGGCAACCTGAAAACAGACCTTGACGGCCTTTTGAAGCCTATCAAGGAATCGAAAGGCTATCTGTTCACTGAACCGGCGAAACCTGGCGCCCCTGAAATCAAAGGCGCAAAGCCGGCCGAACCTGGCGCCCCTGGCGCACCGGCCGCAAAAGCAGACGGCCCCGTTTGCTTGTAAAAACACACAAACCAAAAATCAGAAAGGAATGATTTACAATGGCAAGAACAAAAGCAATCAGCCTGATCCAGTCCGGTTCTACGAAGGTAGACCTTGCCGAACTTTCCGGCCTTGTGATCAGCAACATTCAGAAGGACACCCTTTCCCAGGGCTTGAAGTCCCAGGCGTACACTGGCAATCCTGCCAGCGGTTCCGTCGAGTTTAAGCGCTTCAAGAACAGCGCTTCCCAGCCTTACGGTACGGCAAGAACTGCCGGCAAGGGCGACGCGATCACCGTTCCGCCTACTACCGTAAACCTTAACACCCACAAGGAGATCGTCGAAGAAGCCGCAAAGTTTGACCTTGACACTTTCGGCGTCGGAAACATCATGGCCAGACGTGCTGACAACCACGTCGACACTGTGGCGTCTGAATTCGATACCGCCTTCTTCGCCCAGGCAAAGGCCGAAGGTACTTCCTACACGCCGGCCAGCGACGCCGGAATCGAAGACCTTCTGGAAGGCATCATTCAGACTTTGGAAAGTGTCAAGAACGATTATGTTCGCGGCGTTCCCCGTAACATGATCCGCCTTGTCCTTGATCCTCTTACCTACGGCAAAGCCAGAAACTACCTTGACAAGAGCACCAACAACGCCAACGTGGACACGGCCGCCGAAGACTTCGCTATCTTCCACGGTGTAAGGGTATATTCTTCTATCAATCTTCCTGTGACGTCCGAAGCGACTTCCGGCAGCAAGACGAAGACCACTACGGTTCACGCTATCGCCATGATCGAAGGTGCTATCGCACAGCCGGCGGTTATCTATCCTTACAAGGAGCCTGAAAAGATTCCTCTTTCCAACGACTACGGCGTGTCTATGTTCTTCGACTACGGCACGAAGGCCCTTACCCCTGACCTTATTTTCTGGTATGGAACTTCCGTCACTGCGTAAGTGGCGGAGCCTTTATAGGAGGTAGCAACATGAACACAAAATTCAAAAGTATTGTAACTGGCGTGATCCTGGAACCGAATTCCGAAATGGTCGCTGAACAGCTTCGAAAGAATCCTTCCTTCGTTGTCTATGACGGCCAGGAAGCCGCACAGGGCGACGAAAAGCCCCTGTCGAAGATGAACAAGGACGAACTTCTGAAAGTCGCCCAGGACGCCGAAATCGCGGTTCCTGACGGTGCCACAAAGGCGGAGATCGTCGAACTGATCAAAGCCGCACAGGGCGACGAATAAAGCGGAACCGCCGAAAGGTGGTGGAACTATGTTCGAACAGATTCTTTCGTCCCTGGACGGCCTGACTGATCTTGAACGTGCGGACGTCCTTCGCGTTCTTATGTCGAAGGACAGCCGCCTTTCTAAGGTCAAGGCCCTTCTGGGAATCACAACGACGGATCAGGACGACGTTCTGGAATTCGTTATTCAGACAGTCGAAGATATGATCCTGTCGTACATCAATCAGGACACCCTTCCGCCGCGTCTGGAAAACGTCTTGATCGTCATGTGTGTCAGCTATTACAAATCGGCCGGACTGGGAACCACGACGGCCGCCGTCGGTCCTGTGGCGTCTGTGAAGCGTGGTGACGTCCAGACTTCCTTCGCCACCGGTTCCGGTTCTTCCGGATCGGCGAACACCTTCAACCTGGGAACAGACAGCGGCGACTTCTTCGGGTGGAAAACTGTCCTGAACGAATATCGTGTGTTAAGGTGGTGATCCTATGGCCTTCGGAAACGCAAGCGCTGAACGCGCCGCAATCGAATTGACCTACGAAGACACCGCCACCGTGAGCCGTACAACGTCACAGAGAGGGAAAAACAACATTTCAACGTCTTCCCCTTCTGTGATTTACGACGGTATCATTTGCGCGCTATCGTACACAGGTTCAGACAATAGCAGACAGACGGACGCACAGAACAACGTCGATTATGACGCTGTCATTTTCGCCAGTCCGGACCTTCTGGTCCTTCCTGGTGACGCAATCGTCGTAAAACGGTTCGGACGGGACGATCCTTCCAGTGGTCTAAACCTGACCTTCGAAGTGATCGGCCGTCCTTCCGTCTATGCGACACATCAAGAAATCAAAGTAAAGGACGGTGATCTGGCGTGAGCGTGGACAATTCTGAACTTATGGCCTTCCAGAATCAGATTCAGGCGTTGAAAGACGACATTCCTGAAATAATGGACAGCCTGGCCGTCGGCGAAGGACGCTATGCGCGCGACCAGGCCCGTAAAATCTGCAAGGAAGAAAATATCGTAAACACTGGCGACTATCGACGCAACTTCAAAAGCGGAACAAAGGCGATCCGCGCCGGTAATTCGTACAGAATCGACGTCTTCAACAATCTTGACTATGCGAAGCCGCTTGAATACGGCTTCCGAAGTCACTTCATTCCTGGCCACTGGGAGGGAAATTCCTTCAAGTACCAGAGAAACGACCCTGACGGCGGAATGTACGTCGGACCGGCCGGCGGCTATGTTCGCGGTCATTTCACCCTTCGGCGCGCTATAAGACGCACGAAGACAACCCAGGCGGCACGACTGAACCGAAAAATGGACCGGATCATTCGTCAACGCATGAACGGAGGTGGCACAGAATGACGCTGAACAACTTCCTTGAAGCTGTCGCCGAAAAACTTGTCGGCCTGTGGCCCGATCGACACGTATTCGTCAATGAAATCCCGAAGGATTCTGACGGGAATTTCTTCGTCGGAATTATCGAAGCGACACAGGAAAAGAAACTGGATCGGCGCCGCCGGCGTCATGTCCAGATTGAAGTTCTTTATTTCCTGGCGTCGAAGGATAACCTTGACTTCAACGAATGGTCCGAAAAAATGCTGGACGAATTCGAATCCCTGACTGTGGTCGAAACAGAAAGCCGTTCCCGACTGGTTCACCTGACGAACGTCACGGCCAGAAAGGACGACGACAGCCGCGTCTATCAGTTTCTTTTTGACGCGGACTTCTACTTTGTGATCACGCCGGAAGTGATTCCGACTATGTATTATCTGGACCAGGACAACACAATCAGATCGGAGGTAATCGAATAATGGCAACAAAGAAAAAGGCTGATTCCGTTGACCAGGCGGAACCTACTTTCAGCAAAGAACAACTGGTCAAATCCGAAACGCTGGGCCTTCCCAGGGACGCCGTGGCGGCAATCCTGAAAGACGGTCAGCAGTATACACGGGAACAGGCGATCCAGCTTGTGACCGAATTTCTTGAAAGGAAGGTGTAACCTATGCCTATTGGTGGTGGTACTTTCACAGTACAGAACAAAATTCTTCCTGGCGCTTACATTAACTTCGTAAGCATGGGAACCAACGCCAAAATGGGAAGCCGTGGCGTCGCCGCCCTTCCCCTTGAACTTAACTGGGGACCTGACGACAAGGTCTTCACTATGACCGCAACCGACTTCAACGCGACCAGCTTGAAAGTCTTCGGTTACGATCCTACCGACGCGAACATTCTTCTTGTCCGCGAAGCACTGAAACGCGCGAAGTCCCTTTTGATCTATCGCGTAAACGGTGGCGGCACAAAGGCCAGCGCAACCGTCGGCGGAATGACTGTCACCGCGAAATATGGTGGCACACACGGAAACGACATCATGGTCGCCGTGATCAACAACGTCGACGACGCGACAAAGGTCGACGTCGTGACCTATCTTGACGGCGTGGTTATGGATAGCCAGACCGTCGCAAAATCCGGCGGCGCCGCTTCCCTGGTAGCGAATGACTTCGTAACCTTCGGAACGGCGGCAACTCTTACGGCCGCAACTGCAACCGCCTTGACCGGTGGAACGAACGCCACTGTCAACGCCGCAAAGCACATGGCCGCCCTAAACGCCTTCGAAGTCGAATCCTTCAATGTGATCGGCTATCCTGGCACGAATACCGACGTCAAGGCCCTTTATGGCGCCTTTGTGAAGCGTCTTCGTGACGACGAAGGAAGAAAGATCGTCGGCGTCCTTTACGACTACGGCGGCGACAATATGGGCCTGATCAACGTCAAGAACGGCGTTATCCTGGCCAACGGAACCACATTGACCGGCGACAAGGCCGTCGCCTGGGTGACTGGCGCTTCCGCCGGCGCGGAAGTGAACGAATCCCTGACAAATACGGCCTATGACGACGCTGTGGACGTCGATATTAAATATACGAAGTCCCAGTTCGAAGCCGCTATCAAGGCCGGCGAATTCACATTCTACGCCGACAACGGAAAGGCCCGTGTCCTGACTGACATCAACAGCCTTGTCACGATCGGCCAGAATATGTCTTCCGACTGGACGTCGAACCGCGTTGTCCGCGTTATGGACGGCTGGGCGAATGACGTCGCCAGAATCTTCGGCGAATCTTATATCGGCCTTGTAACCAACAGCGACACCGGCCGACAGCTTTTCAAGGCTGACCTTGTGGCGCTTGCAAATCAGTATCAGTCGATCGACGCAATAAGCAACTTCAAGTCCGACGACATCACTGTCAACCAGGGCGACGGAAAACGCGACGTCGCGGTCGACTGCGCTTTACAGCCGAACGACAGCATGGAAAAACTTTATATGACTGTCGTCGTAAACTAAGAAAGGGGTGACAGACAATGAAAACTTTGAACGCACCTGATACCATTTCCGGCAAGGAAGGCCGCGCCTATGCGAAAATCAATGGCAACAATGAAGAACTGTTCTACGCGAAGACGATCGAAGCGAATGTCGAAAAGAGCAAATCCGAAATCAAGGCGATCGGAAAGCGTATGACCGGCCACAAGACAACCGGCGCGAACGGTAGCGGTTCCATGACGCTTTACTATATGACGCCGCTTTTCCGTGAAATGCTTCGCCAGTGGAAGGAAACCGGAAAGGACGTTTACTTCGATATGGTGATCGAGAATGACGACCAGGAATCTTCGGCCGGAAAGCAGACGGTTCTTCTTATGGACTGTAATTTGGATTCCGTCGTCCTTGCGAAACTGGACGGCGATTCCGACGATGCCCTGGACGAAGACGCCGACTTCACTTTCGAAGACTTCGACATTCTGACGCCGTTCACGAAGTTCTAAGCTATCAAAGGAGGAAAACAAAATGGGTAAATTACAGGAATTCCTTATGTCCAACCAGGACGATATTCAGGCAACAGCGGAAGTCGCGGTCAGCGGCTTCCCTGTTCCTTTCACGATTAAGTCGATCAACGAAGGCGAAAACAAGGCCATTCGTAAGTCTTGCCAGAAAATCACCTTCGACAAGAAGACACACCAGAAGACCACGGAAACGGATCAGGACCTTTACAACAACCGCCTTGTGATTGCGTGTTGTGTGGACCCAAACTTCAAAGACGCGGAACTTCAAGCGAAATTCGGTGTCATGGGCGCCGAATCCTTGATCGACGTCCTTTTGAAGCCTGGCCAGTTCGTCGATCTTCTTCTGGGTGTCCAGGAAGTCAACGGCTTTTCTGACGACGTGAACGACCTTCGCGAAGAAGCAAAAAACTAATCACCGGTGGAGGTGTGGACGCTGACGCGGACGGCGAAGCTGTCTACGCACATTACGCCTTGCACCGGTTGAAAATTCTTCCCAGTACGCTTGTAGCCCTTCCCCTTCGGGAACGGGCTTTTATTTATGCTTCGATTGACCTTCAAATCGAAAAGGAAAAGAAAGAAGCGCAAAAAGCGAAACGGAAAGGCAAGAAAGGAAGGTGATGAACCATGGCCGGTGTCGCTACACAAATGACCATTCGCGACGGCATGACTTCGAAGCTGAACCGAATCTTTCAGGCAGTATCGAGGACAAACCGCGCCCTGGAAACCACGGACGCACTGTCGGACCAGGTGAACCCTGGGGCCAACTTTGACAGGGCGGCTTCGGCCGCCGGTCGCGCTTCCGGCCAGGTTGATAATTTCAACAATCGCCAGCGCCAGTCAGAGGAAGGCGCCAGAAAGGTCGCTTCCGCCTGGGGCCTTGTAAAAAAGGCTATTGGTTCAGCCCAGGCGACGATCAGTGTCCAAAAGGTAATCGAACTTGCGGACAGTATGACGTCGACCAGGGCCAGACTGGACATAATGAACGACGGACTTCAAACCACGGACGAATTACAGTCTATGATTATGAAATCCGCCAACCGGTCCCGCGCCGCCTATCAGACAACGGCTGACGCCGTTTCGAAAATGGGTATCATGGCAAAGGACGCCTTTTCAAACAATGACGAACTGATCAAGTTTACAGAATTGATCAATAAACAGTTCACGATCGCCGGCACTTCGGCCGCCGGTATCGACGCGGCCATGTTACAGCTTACACAGGCCATGTCTTCCGGTGTCCTTCGTGGTGAAGAATTGAACAGCGTCTTCGAACAGGCGCCGACAATCATTCAGACGATCGCGGACTATCTTGACGTACCTATCGGCAAAATTCGCGGTATGGCCGCCGACGGTCAGATCACTTCGACGATCGTCAAAAATGCCATGCTGGCGTCTGCTGACGAAATCAACGCGAAGTTTGAAGCTATGCCTATGACCTTCGCCCAGGTCTGGACAATCGCGAAAAATATCGCCCTGGAAGCCTTTACGCCTGTTATTCAGGCGATCGGTTCCGGCGCACAATGGATTTATGACAACTGGTCCACTATCGCCCCGATCTTCTGGGGCCTGGCCAGTGCCGCCCTTGCCTATGCTGTGGCGCTGGGAATCCAGACGGCCGCAACCTGGATCGCTGACGGAGCCGCGAAGGCTTTCTTTACGACACTTTTGACGAATCCGCTTTTCTGGATCGCCCTTGCGGTCGTCGTTGTCGTCGCCGCGCTTTACAGAATGATTCAGGCTGTCGGTGGCGTGAAAAACGCCTGGGAAATCTGCAAAGCGGCCCTTGTGGTCGCCTGGGCGGCCTTGAAGGTGGCGTTCTTTGCAACCTATAACTGGATCGCGAACCTGATTGACAAGCTGAAACTATGCTGGCAAAGGGCCGGCGTGGCCATAGCCGGATATATGGGCGATATGAAAGTAAACGTCCTGACAATCCTTCAAAATATGGTCAACGGCGCGATCGACATCATAAACAAGTTTATCGGCTTACTGAACAAGATTCCTGGTGTCAGCATTGACGCGGTCGAACAAGTAACCTTCGCCACGACAGCAAAGGCAGAAAACGAAGCCGCGAAGCAAGCCAGAGCCGACGCCTTGAACAAGTACGAATCGGACATCAAGGCCGCACAGGCCCAGCGTGACGCCACCTATTCGGCGGCGAAGAAAGAACTTGCTGACGCTACGGCCGCACTGTCTAAGACCTACGCCAACGCCAAAGCGGAAGCCGCACAGGCGAAGTCTGACGTCGGCGCCACGGACTGGAATGTCGACGGGACAAACGACGTCGGGAAAGTCGATTCTGTGGGATCGGTCGGAAAGATTGACAGCGACGTAAATATCGCCGATGAAGACCTGAAATTCCTTCGCGACGTGGCCGAAATGCGCTATGTCCAGAACTTCGTCACCTTGACGCCGACTGTGGCTGTCGAAGCCCAGATCAGCGAAAAGGTCGACGTCGACGAAGTCGTCGAACGAATCGAAAGCAAGCTGGAAGACGAATTCACAGCGGCGGCGGAAGGAGTGTATAACTAATGAGCAACTACCGAATGACACTGATCGTCGGTGGACGGGAAATCAACATTCCTGTCCTTCCGGCGAAACTGAACGTGTCTTCGCCTGGGAAAAATGAGCGTGTAACAGTGCTTGACCTGGGCGAAGTCCTTCTTTTACGTAAAAAGGGCCTTCGGATTCTGTCCTGGGAAAGTTTCTTTCCGGCCGATTCCGCGCCGTACACTACCGGACAGGTTCGGGACCCTATTTCTATTATTCAGGCAATCCAGAAAGCCAGGGACAGCAAAACGCCGGTCCGCTTCCTGATAACAGGAACAGACCTGGACTGTAATATTCGAATGGGGATCGAATCCTTCGAATACGAAGAACGGTCCGGCGAACTGGGCGACCTGTACTATACGATCAAACTGTACGAATGGAAAGACACGTCGCCGAAGAAAATTGTCCTTCCGGAAAAGAAGAACACACCGGCGAAAACCCAGGAACCGGCCAGAGCCGGAAAGCCTGAAAAGAAATCGAAAACCTATACGGTCAAAAAAGGCGACTGCCTGTGGAATATCGCGAAGAAATTCTATGGCAAGGGAAGCGACTATACAAAAATCTACAACGCCAACAAGGGGACGATCGGAAAGAACCCGAATCTGATCTACCCTGGCCAGGTTTTCACAATTCCATAATGGCCATTCGTATTCAATACCAGAATAACGTCACAGGCGCGGCGTTCGATATAACGACGCTTGTCAGTGGCGCGAAATGGTCGACAAAACGGTCCGGTTCCCCCGCTTCCCTGGAACTGACCGCCATTGTCAACGACGAAATACAGTGGAGCCACGGCGGAATCGTCACCCTGTTAGACGATAAAACCGGACTGTTTTATGGCTACGTCGTAAAAATCAGCCAGAACGAAAAGGAACAGGTTCAGATCACGGCTTACGATCAGACCTGGTATTTGAAGAAAAACAAGGACACCTATGTTTTCAAGGGGAAACGTGCGGATCAGGTATTGAAGCAGATCGCCGAAGACTTCAAATTGAAAACCGGAAGCCTGGCAAACACCGGATATTCTATACCGTCTATGATTGAAGACGGCCAGACGCTTTTCGACATTGTCTTGAAGGCTATCGACTACACCCTGATCAATACAGGAAAAATGTTCGTCCTGTGGGATAACTTCGGGAAACTGACCTTGACAGACGTCGAAACGGCAAAACTGGACCTTTTTGTCGGCGACGGCAGTCTGGCGACAGGCTTCACCTACGAATCAGAAATTGATTCCGAAGCCTACAACAAGATCAAACTGGTCAAGGACAACAAGAAGACCGGAAAACGTGACGTTTATATCTTCCAGGATTCTAAAAATATGACCTTGTGGGGTATTCTGCAAGACTATGAAGTGGTTGACGAAGACATGAACGAAGCCCAGATCAAGAAACGCGGCGGACAAATGTTGGAACTATACAACAGACCGAAGCGATCTTTCAGCGTCAGCGCAATCGCGGACCTGTCAGTCAGAGCCGGCCGCGCCTTGTATATCGGGATCGGCGCCGTGGGCGTGAAATCCTTCTTCATAGTCGAAGAAGCCACGCACGACCTTTTGAAAGAAACAATGTCCTTGAAATTAAAGGTGGTGTAATATGGGACTTCTTGAAACTATGAAACAAGTCGCACAAGCGACCAACGACGCCGGTATGCCGACGGCTTTTCTGTTCGGTTCCGTGACGAAGACGTCGCCCTTGACGATCCGCGTCGACAACCGGTTCGATATATCCGGCGACGCTATTGTGGTTATGAAGGAATTCCAGGCCGGTTTCTATCCTACCCACTACCACACCGGCGTCAAGGGTAGCCCTTCCACCGAAGAAAAATCAGGCGGAAGCGGCGACGCGTCCTTCGCGGCACATTCCCACACCTTGAAAGGCAACTACCAGACCAACACCGACGCAAAGTCCGAATATTATTATGGCCTGGCCGTCGGTGACAAAGTGGTCCTTCTGCGAAATGCTGGCGGACAGGCGTTCCTTGTCCTGGGAAGGGTGTGATTTTATGATACCGAACGCGTTAAACGTAACGATCGGCGAAGACGTGGAGGTTCAGACCGCCGCCGAAGCGCCAACAAGAACATTCAAAATCGACTTTGACGCCGGCCGCGTCGGTGGCTTCTGTGATGAAACGGAAGCCATGAAACAGGCCATTTACAAGATACTGCAAACAGAGCGCTTCGAATACCTGATCTATTCCTGGAATTACGGAATCGAACTGAACGCCGTTGTCGGGAAAAGTTTTCAAGTGTTTGCAAGTGAAATAAAACGTGTAATTCGCGAAGCCCTTCTGGCGGACAGCCGGATCACCGACGTCACAGACTTCGAAGTGGCCCAGATTAACAAAAGAACCGCTTCCGTGAAGTTCACGGCCGAAACTATCTTCGGCGAAATACCTATTGAAAGCGAGGTGAACGCGAATGTATGAGGATATGACCTTCGAAAACATTATGGACCGCTGTCTGGACCGCGTGTCTTCTTCTATCGACAAGCGCGAAGGTTCCGTCGTATATGACGCCATAGCGCCGGCGGCGGCCGAACTGGCGATCATGTATATCGAACTGGCCTACCTTATGGACCGCGCTTTTCCTGATACGGAATCCGGCGACGACCTGACAAAGAAAGTCCGCGAAAGAAGTATCTTCCGAACACCGGCAACCGCCGCAATTCGAAAGGGCTATTTTGAAGACGGAAACGGCGCCGCTATGGACGTACCGATCGGAACGCGTTTTTCCGGCGATAACTTGAACTATACCGTCACCGAAAAGATCGCAACCGGACAGTTTCGCCTTCTGTGTGAAACGCCAGGCGCGGCCGGCAACCAGTACCAGGGGAACCTTTTCCCGATCGACTACGTGGAAGGACTGGGCGCGGCCAGGCTTGCGGATATTCTGATCAACGGTGAAGACGAAGAAAGCGACGAAGACCTTCTTGACCGCTATATGGACAGCTTACAGGCCCAGGCATACGGCGGAAATAAGTCCGACTATAAAACAAAAGTCGAACTTCTTCAAGGCGTCGGCGCCGTCAAAGTGTTCCCTGTGTGGAATGGCGGCGGAACCGTGAAGATCGTCTTTGTAAATAGCGACTGGGGAATCCCTTCTTCTGACCTTGTCAACAGCGTTCAAACGGCCGTCGATCCAGTTCAGAACCAGGGCGTCGGCGACGGTATCGCCCCGATCGGACACGTCGTCACGGTCGAAGGTGTGACCGGAACCACGATCAACGTGTCTTTCACGCTGACTTTTTCTGGTTCGGCCACCTGGTCGACCGTCGAAACGTCTGTGAAGAAAGCTATTCAGGACTACTTTGACAGCCTGGCCAAAACCTGGGACGAACAAGAAAACCTTGTCGTCCGCGTCAGCCAGATCGAAACGAAGGTCCTGAACGTCGAAGGCGTGATCGACATCACCGGAACCAAAATCAACGGCGGAACACAGAATATTTCCCTGGCTTCAAATGCGATTCCAGTTCTGGGGGTGGTAACAAATGGTTCTTAAAGAATACTGGCCGCGCTGTCTGCAAGAACTGATTGAATTTCAGCAGATCGCCAACGCGGAACAACCTGAATTCGAAAAGGTCGTCAGTGACGTAAAATCGGCCGCTGACGACTTCTTTCTGGTGTCCCTATCCGAATATGGGTGCGAACGCTGGGAAAAGATTCTGGGGCTTTCTGTGGAGCCTGGGGACACATTACAGGACCGCCGCGACCGAATCCTGATTAAGTACCTGGATCAGCTTCCCTATACTTACAGGACCCTTTTGAAATACCTTGCAACGGTCAGCGAAGACTTCACAGTCACCCTAAACGAAAACGCCTACGATCTATATATCAGAATCCGCCTGGAAGGCTACGCCCAACGCGACGCATTGGCGGCAACCCTGGGACAAATGATTCCGGCGAATCTGGTTCTTCGCTTGCGGACGGATATTCCACAAGACGACCAACCGGCCAAAACGGCCGCCTGTTCCGCTATGGCTACAATGAACCGGCACAAATACACGCCGGCAACGTAAGGAGGAAAAGCAAATGGCAAAATTCAAGTCCATTGTCACGGACGGCGGAAGCGAAGCCCTAACGGCCCTTATCGCGTCCGGACAGAAATTGATACTGACACGCGCGGCCGCCGGAAGCGGCGTCGCCCAGGTCAGCCCGAATACACTGACCGATCTTGTAAACGTGGAAAACGTCAGCGCCAACCTGTCCGAAAAGGAACTGGTCGAAGGTTCGCCTTCGATCATGCAAATTCCGGTACAGGTGACAAACGAAGGTCTGGAATCGAATGTCTGGATCAGAGAAATCGGCGTCTTCGGCCTGGACATCAGCGGAAACGAAATTCTTTTCTGCTATGGCTGGCTTGACGGCGAAGACAGCGACAACGTCCTTCCGGCTACAACCTTTGAAGAGGACGCCGACACAGTCCACATTCACGACCTGGCCGTCTTTATCACCAACCAGGAAGCGGCGGCCGTGTCTGTCCAGGTGGGCGTCGGTTCCTTTGTAACAACCGCACAAATGACCGCATACGCCGCGCCTGTGCTTCATACCCAGGCCGCGACAACGATCAACGAAACGACCGGCGAAACCACGGAACAGGTTCAGCGGCGCCAGGACAACGACATTCAGTCGATCCTTGAACAGTTGAACACCGGATTCACCGGAACAACCGTCACACACACTTTCGTTCCTGCACAGCTTCAATACTGGAAAGGCTACGACGGAACAGGAATTCCGGAAGGTATTCTGGATCAATCCCTGAACCGTCTTTATTTATGACCAGAATCGGCGCCACACCGTCGGAAACGTCTTGCCTTATATCGAACCTATTCACAGAAATTCGGCCCGTCTGCGGCCGCTGTGAGGGCGACAGCGTGGTCCTGTGTGGCGTAACCTACGAAGGACAGGAAGAAACCGTCGTCCTTCGTGATTACGGCTTCGACTATTCCGGCGATCCGGAAGCCGTCGAAAATATCCGAAAGCGAAGGTGTATCTATGGGAACAAGAAGAAACTACCAGCGGACTTCGAATAAAAATGACAGTCCGCTTCACGTTCTTCCGGTGGCCGAAAAACTGATCGACTACACCCTGGACCTGACCGACAACGCGAAACGCTTTCCGAAGCGCGTCCGTTTTTCGATCACAAACAAGATTCAGGGCCACGTCATGGCCATATACGACGGCTTACTGGAAGCAAACGAAATATTTCCGATCCGCACAGAAGCGGACCGGACAGAACGGCTTCGTTTACAAAGGGCCGCCTTGACCGAGTGCAAGAAACTGCTTCACATGATCGAATTATCGAAGAAGCGAAGCTATATCGACAAGGACACCTTTGACTATTGGACGAAGTTGACCCTGGACGTTAAGTTCATGACCGCAAAATGGTACAAGGCCGAACAGGACACCGCCGAAGCGATCGCCCCGTCGGACCCTATACCGGAAAGCGTGTAATGATATTTAGGGAATGACCTGTTACCCCGAACGCCAGCAACGCGAACAATGCGCGCAATGTCAACACGGACGGCAGTCTGAACAACAACAACGCGTACAATGGCAACAATGGCGTTCGGCCGGATTTGGTGGAAAACGCGACCGAGTAAGGCGAAGAACCTGAAAACAGAGTACCCCAACAAAGGAGGTCATTTCCTTCCGAAGTGCCGGAAAGGCCACGGTAAACACAAGATTGACGACGAATGGCCTTCCTACTGTGACGGCCGGACTGTAAGCGTCAAGGAGGATTTTTATTTTGAGCGAAGACCAGACATTGAATCTTTCTGACTTCGCGAAGGTGATCGACTTTAACAGTCTATATCAATCGTATACAGAAGCGCGCAAAGGTAAACGGTGGAAATATGCGGTCTGCAAATACGAAGTGAACGTCCTTGAAAACCTTATGTTCGTTCATTTCATGTTATCAGCCCACAAATACCGCCTGTCGCCTTATAACTGCTTCATTGTGAAAGAACCGAAAGAACGGCTGATCATGTATAACAGCTTCCGCGACAAAATCGTTCAGCACAGTCTTTGCGATAATGTCCTGGAACCGTACCTTTCGAAAACTTTCATATACGACAACTACGCAAGCCAGAAAGGCAAAGGAACGCACTTCGGACTTGACCGCCTGAAATATTTCATGTCGAGGTACTACCGACAGAACGGGGCGGACGGCTGGGTCCTGAAATGCGATATTCGAAAGTATTTTTACAGTATCAATCACGACGTTCTGAAAGAACAGCTTCGCCGGCTTATCAAAGACCGCGACGTCTTGTGGCTTCTGGATATGATCATAGATTCCACCGAAGGACCAGGAATCCCGATCGGAAACCATACTTCACAGTGGTTCGCCGTTCTGTACCTGTCCGGAATGGATCACATGATCAAGGAACGTCTGGGAATCAAAATGTACGGCCGCTACATGGACGACTTCTATTTGATTCACCCCGACAAGGGCTATCTTCGTTATTGTCTGGAAGAAATCAAGAAGTATCTGGTCCCTTTAGGACTGGAATTGAATCAAAAGACGGCCATTTTCCCCTTAACCCAGGGAATCGACTTCCTTGGATTCAGGACCTATCTGACCGACACCGGAAAGGTCGTCAGAAAAGTCCGCCGTGAAAGCAAGAACCGAATCCGAAGGAAATTGAAGAAATATCGCCACCTTCTGGACGAAGGTCGGATCGACTTCGAAACGATTCTTCAATCCTATTCTTCGTGGACCGGTCACGCCGAACACGGCAACAGTTACCACTTGATCAGGAAGACGGACGACCTGTTCTTCAACCTGTTCAAGAATGAATTGGAGGGATTAACCTATGGCAAAATTACTATCCGCTTTGCCCGTTGGAAGCGTTGTCAAGTCGACGAACACAAAATACAACGGGAAAGTGATCAGGTGGATCGTGGGAACCCAGGACACAGCCAACGGCCGAACGGGCCTGGTAGCCGAGAAAATGATCACCCTGAAATGCTTCGACGCGAAGGAATCTTCGAACCCGAACAGTAGCCGTCAAAGCTACGGAAACAACCGCTATTCCCAGTCTAATATCGACCAGTGGTTGAACAGCCAGGCCGCGTCCTGGTATTCCGCGCGTCACAGCTACGACGCACCACCGAATAACGCCAACGTGTGGAGCAACTACAACGAATACGACACCGAAGCCGGATTCCTGTCCAACTTCGAATCGGACTTCCGAAAGGCTATTCTGGACGCCGTGATCCGTGTCGCAAAGAATACCGTCACCGACGGCGGCGGTTATGAAGACATTACCCGAAAGGTCTTTCTTCTGTCAAATACCGAAGTCGGCCTGTCCAACGAAAACGGCGTGGCCGAAGGGACCCTGTGGTCCTACTTTTCCAGCGCCGCGCGCCGCCAGTGCTACCCGACCGCCGAAGCTGTCAGCAATTCGGAATACACAAGTTCCAGCTTGAACGCGTCTTCTTATTGGTATTGGTGGCTTAGAACCCCGTACGCCAGCCACGCGAACCTTGCGCGCTATGTCTACACGGACGGCAGTCTGAACTACTACAGCGCGTACATTGGCCGCAATGGCGTTCGGCCGGCTTTGTATTTGGAATCTGGGAATCTGGTATCCGATTCAACAGACACCGACGGGGCCTATATCTTACAGTGGAACCAGCCGCCGTCTGATCCTTCTTCTATTTCCTACGGCACACCGCAAGCCGGAAACAGCCTGGTTCTTTCGACGGGCGGTTCTACCGATCCGGAGGGCGACGCCATTTCCTACGTCTGGGAAAGGAAGATTGATTCCGGCGCTTATGTCCAGTTAGGGATCACCACGGCGAAGACCTTCACCGACACAGTTCCGACGTCCGGCACAACTTACACGGCGCGCGTGAAGGCAGTCGACGCGAACGGCCTTGAATCCGGTTACTGCACCGGATCGGCAAAAACCATTTCCTACAACACGCCGCCCGTGATCAGTGGGTCGGATCAAAACCTGGGATCAAAAACAGCGCCGTTTACATACCAGTACACGGTCACAGACGCCCAGGCGGCCGCCCAGACGATCACGGTCACGGAAAAACTGACCAACGGAACCCAGACGATCACGCTTCGCACCTATACCGCGACCAGCGGCGCCCAGAATACCGTCGACCTGTCCAGTGTATGGCTTCCGCTTCTTTCCGGAACCCACGTCCTGACGATCACGGCCACCGACAGCGCCGGCGGAAGCGCAACGCGAAAGATCACATTCAGCCGCACCGTCAGCCGTATCGCGGCGGCGCGCGCGTTCAATACGGACGCCATGGTTCAGAAGGTCTTTGTTTCCCTTTATCCGGCGCCGATTCCGGCGGACGCTACCCTTCACCTGGAAGTCACGAACAACCCGTTCGACACTTCGCCGGTGTGGGTAGACATCACCGACAAGGCGAACAGACTTGTCCACGTCTTCACGAATACGACCGCCGCGAAAGGCTATGGTCTGGGCTATCGCTTCTATATCACGAAGGGAACCCATGAAATCGAAATCACCCAGGCGACGATCCGTTTCGCCTAAACGAAAGGAGGAATTCGAAATGTTTGATCCTACACAATGCGAAAGCGTGAGCATGGCCCAGGCAAAGGCCCAGGAAGAACAAAAACCTGTCAATGCCGCCTTGCGCGCGACTTCGATCGCCTTCGTCACTTTGGCCGAAGCCGGCCAGATCGACGACACAACCGCAACGGAAAACGTCAGCCAGTTCGCGTCCTGGGCTTACCCTGTGGCGTATGCTGTCGGCAATATCCGCCAGTATAACGGCAAACTTTTCCGCTGTGTTCAGGCCCACACTTCACAAGCCGACTGGACGCCTGACGCCACCGCTTCCCTTTGGAAGAAAGTCGGCGATCCGGCGGAAGAATGGCCGGCCTGGTCCCAGCCGATCGGCGCCCATGACGCCTACAACAGCGGCGACAAAGTGTCCCACAACGGGAAACACTGGACATCTAACATTGACGCGAACGTCTGGGAGCCTGGCGTCTATGGCTGGACGGAGGTGACAAAATGACCGAAGGAATCATTGTCGGCATTCTGTCGCTGATCGGTACACTGTCCGGAACCTACTTCGCAAACCGAAAAAGTTCCGCCCTTGTTGCCTACCGTCTGGAACTTCTTGAAAAGAAGGTCGACAAACACAATTCCGTCGTGGAACGAACCTTCAAACTGGAAGAACAGACGGCCGTTATTGAAGAAAAAATCAAGGTCGCGAATCACCGTATAGAGGACCTGGAAAGCCGGTGAAATCGCGCAAGAAGAAACGCGAGTTTTCCAAAATCATTATAACCATAGTCGGAGCCGTCACGCTTGTCGTGTCGGCTTTTACTATGGCCGTTGTATGGAAAACAAGCGACACCGCGCCCCTGGCGTATTTGATCCCTTCGGTCTTCGGCGAACTGGCCACCGCGACCGGCTTTTATTTCAGCAAAGCGAAGGCCGAAAACCGGATCAAACTTCGGAAATTATATGGTCCTGAAATCTACAATGACACGAAGGAGGTATAAACGTGTTTAACGCATTACTTGAAAACCTGACAAATATCGGCTGGGCTATGCTGATCTTCCTGTGTGCATACCTGGCAAACGTCGCCTTTTCCCTGTGGTACAACATCAAAATCAGGAAGGAAGACTTCGACCGCGAAAAGCTGATCGCAAGCGGCTTGAAAATCCTTGTTTTCATCGTTGGCCTGACGCTTCTGTGTACGGCTATTACTGCACTTCCGATTTTTGCAAACGAAGTCGGCTGGACTATTCCTGACGAATACACGGACATTTTCGCCGACCTGGTTATCATTGGCGCCGTTCTGCTTGTGTCCTGTAAATACATCAAGGAAGCCTTCACGAAGTTCGTTGCTATTTTGAACACCGGTTCCGTGGAAAATGTGGAAAACGTATCGGAGCCGGAAGCAACCAACGCCGGAAAGGTCCAGATCGGCTTCATGGCCGGAAATGGAGGGAACGAAAATGAGTAACAGCCCACTTGTAAACTATACGCGCATTTCCCCGAACAAGAACAGTCCCAGAAACCACAAGATCGACACAATCACGATTCACTGTGTCGTCGGCCAGTGTTCGGTCGAAACCCTGGGGAACATCTTCGCGCCGACTTCCAGACAGGCGTCTTCAAACTACGGGATCGGCTTCGACGGCAAAATCGGAATGTATGTGGAAGAAAAGGACCGTTCCTGGTGTAGTTCTTCCGCGTCCAACGATAACAGAGCGATCACGATCGAAGTCGCGTCCGATACAAAACACCCTTACGCAGTCAATGAAAAGGCGTTCGCCGCGCTTCTTGACCTGGTGACTGACATCTGCAAGCGAAACGGGATCAAGCGTCTTGTGTGGTCCACCAACAAAAAGGACCGTATGAATCACCTGAACGGGTGCAATATGACCGTTCACCGCGATTATGCAAACAAGGCTTGTCCTGGCGATTATCTGTATAACCGCCACGGCGAAATCGCGGCCGAAGTCAACCGCCGCCTGGGCGCCACGGCCGAAAAGCCGACAGAGAATAAACCGGCCACTGGCGAAGTGATCCACACTGTCAAAGCCGGCGAAACACTGTCTAAGATCGCCCAGAAGTACGGGACAACCTATCAGAAGATCGCGGCTTATAACAGGATCGCAAACGCGAACCTGATCCGCGTCGGCCAGAAAATCAAAATTCCGGCAGACACCCAGGCCGCCCAGTCTTTCAAGAAGGGTGATAAAGTAAAGGTCCTGAAAGCTGTCACCTACACAGGGAAAGCCTTCAAGACCTATTATGACAAATATGACGTGATCGAAGCCGACGGCGACCGTGTGGTCATTGGTATCGGAAAGACAGTCACAGCGGCCGTCAATGCGGCAAACCTGAAAAAAGCATAGCGGCAAAAGGAAAGCGGCCAGGGATATTCCCTGACCGCCTTTTTTTATTTTCCGGTGACCATTGAAAGAGCCGACACGAAAAGGTCCTGTCGCGCGACTGAAAACTGATATGTCTTCGATCCGGCCTGTACGACGACAGAGCCGTCGACAGGTGTCACCGCTGTCAATGCTGAAATCTTACATTCGAAACCGGCCTGGTTATGAATGAAGACGATCCGCCTATTCGTTAAAACGATAGCGCCCGAATAGGTTTCTGTCACTTCGCCGTAAACCGTCCGACTGGAACCGCCGCCAGTGCTTACCGACACGCCCTTCGCAACGCGGACACGGACGCCAGCACCGCTTCCGAAAGAAATCCTATGACCGAATCGAAATAACAGTTCCAAAAGGCGACAGAGAAAAGATCGTTCAAGCCGCCAGCGCGGCTGGTATGAGTGTAAACGCTTTTATCAAAGAAGCACTGGTCGAATATATCGCCCGCACAACCAAACAATAAAACGAAAGCCCTGTCCATGAACGGACGGGGCTTTTTTGCATATCAGGAGGAATCAAAATGAAAAAGCGCAGATTCAAACACCTGTCCTGGACTGACAGGCTGAAAATAGAAACAATGTTAAAGGATAAGCGCCACAAACAGGAAATCGCTGACGAAATCGGCGTTCACCTGAAAACGATCTACAACGAAATCAAGCGTGGCCGTTATATTCATACGAATTCCGACCCGACCGAAGAAGAACGATATAGTCCGGAAATGGCCGAAGCGGCTTACCGTGAACACCTGGCCGCAAAAGGCCCTGACTTGAAAATCGGGAACGACCACGAACTGGCCCAGCATATCGAAAAGAAAATCGCCGAAGACGGTTATTCGCCGGCCGCTGTCCTGGGTGAAATTAAGGAACAGGGCCTTGAATTCAAAACGTCAATCTGTGAATCGACCTTGTATTCTTATATCGACAAGGGCGTCTTTTTGACTGTCACGAACAAGAACCTTCCTGTCAAAGGCCAAAAGAAACGCCCGTATAACAAAGTCAAGAGGGCGAAGCGGCCGCCGGCTGGAACCAGTATCGAAAACCGCCCGAAAGAAATCGACGATCGCGCGGTCGTTGGTGACTGGGAAATGGACTGTGTCGAAGGCAAGAAGAAAACAAAGAAAACCCTTCTGGTTCTGACCGAAAGAAAGTCCAGACGGGAAATCATTCGTCCTATGCGCGACCAGACCGCCCGAAGCGTGGTCCGCGTCCTGGATAGCCTTGAACGTGAATACGGCGCAAATTTCAGCAAAATCTTTCGAACGATCACTGTCGATAACGGTTCCGAATTCGCTGACTGTGCCGGAATGGAAAAGTCCTGTCGCCGCAAAGGCAACAGGACAAAGATATACTATTGTCACCCCTATTCGTCATACGAAAGAGGATCAAACGAAAATGTGAATAGAATGATCCGCCGTTGGTTCCCGAAAGGAACAGACTTCCGGAAAGTCACAGCGAAAGCGATCCAAAAGGTCGAAGACTGGATCAATAACTATCCCCGTGAAATACTGGGCTTCCGGACCGCAGAAGCCGTTTTCCAGGAAGGCGTCGCGTGTCTTACTTGA